CTCGTGAACTTGACCCTGATGACGAATACATTTTGGGTTTCGATGGTTCGTTTAGTGGTGACACCACAGCCATCATTGGTTGCACTATTCCAACGGCTGAGAAACCTGCTTATGTGTTCATGGTAAAGGCTTGGGAAAAGCCTGTTGGCGCTGATGACTCGTGGCGTGTTGAGATTCAGGAAGCCGAGAACGAGATTTTGGCGTTCTGTGCTGCGTATAAAGTGCGTGAGGTTGTCTGCGACCCTTTTAGGTGGCAGCGTTCGATGGAAGTTCTACAGGATCAAGGAGTGCCAATTGTTGAATACCCTACGACATCTGCTAGGCGTATGGTTACGGCTTGCGCAAAGTTTTATGATGCGGTCACCGAGAAAAGACTAAGCAACGATGGTGACCCGATGGTGTCGCGCCATTTCACTAACGCTGTGACTAAGGCCGACAACTTGGGTGTGCGCATTGTCAAAGAGAACCGAAACTCGAACCGCAGGATTGACTGTGCTGTTGCGGCCATTGCAGCCTATGACCGTGCCTCGGCTAAACTAGAAGCACAGGTTGTTCCTGAGTTCTTTATGTAAAGGCGTGTAGATGATTGCCACAATTTTTCAGGCTGCTGGTGCAGCACTAATCGCCATCGGTGTCGGTGTCGTGTTTCCACCTTTGGGTGTTGTTGTTGCCGGTGTCGGCGTTTTGTTGTTTGGTTTGGCGATTGAGCGAGGTCAGAAGTAATGCTGAATAAGTTGTTTGAGCAGAGGGCTGTTTCGTTTCAGACCGTTTGGGGTTCTGGTATTGAGCCTGGCATTGAGTCAAACGCTGGTGTTGCTATCAATGGGCAGAACGCTTTTGAGATTGTCGCGTTCTTTTCAGCTGTGTCACTTATCAGCGACACGATCAGCACTTTGCCTTGTGATGCGTTTATTCGCATTGATGGTGACCGTCAACCGTATAGGCCGAAGCCTAGTTGGGTTGAGCAGCCTGATGTTGACACGACTAGACAGGCGCACTATGGCGCGTTAGTGACTTCGTTGCTGGTTTATGGCAACAGTTACACGCGAGTTTTCCGTGACCGTAATGGTGAGGTTGTGAACCTTGTGGTTCTTGACCCGACCACCGTTGAGGTGAAGCGCAACAGCATTGGCCGCAAGACTTTTGTGGTGACTGGTGAGAATAAGACTTTGACCAGCGATGAGGTTATTCACATCATTGATTTGGCTGAACCTGGTTCGTTGACTGGTATTGCTCGTGTGACTAAGTTGAAGGATGCGCTTGGTGTGGCTTCGGCTTTGCAGTTGTATGCGGCTAGGTTCTTTGGTCAGGGTGCGACTACTCAGGGTGTTATTGAGTTCCCTGGTGCGTTGACTGCTGAACAGGCTAAGAACCTTGTGGATGGTTTTGATTCGCGTCACCGTGGTTGGCGTAAAGCTCACAAGACCGGCGTTCTATCTGGTGGCGCACAATACAAGCCGACCAGTGTTCCTAACGATCAGGCACAGTTCTTGGATTCGCGCAGGTTCGCTGTGGAAGAAATGGCTCGTGCGTTCAACATTCCGTTGCACATGATGGGTATTCCTGGCACGGCCAGTTATGCCAGCGTTGAGCAGAACAACTTGCAGTTTATTTCGCACACGCTTAGACCGATTCTTGAAAAGATTGAGTGGAGTTATTCGCGCCTGTTGCCGACACCGGCAGCGTTCATCAAGTTCAACTTCAATGCGCTTCTTCGTGGCGATTTGCAGTCGCGCATGACCTCGTATTCGATTGGCACTCAGGCTGGTGTCATGTCGGTCAACGATGTGCGCCGACTAGAAGACTTGTCACCTGTTGAAGAAGGCAACCAGCACCGTGTTCCATTGGCCAACATTGCGTTGACTCAAACGGCCATCGTGGAAGAAGAAAAGTTGGTCAAGATGGCGCAGATGCTTATTCAGGTTGGTTTCGACCCTGCTGAAACTTTGGCTGGTCTTGGTTTGCCACCGATTGCTCACACAGGCGTTCCTAGCACTCAGCTGCAACCTGTTGCACAGATTGACCCGACAGCACCAGGCACGGTCTACTAATGGCTGTAAAGACATACGGTTTTGACTTGGTGCAGAATGTTCGCACTTTGGTTGTTGGGGCTAGTGTTTCGGTTCAGCATGTTTGCATCCACAACCACGAACACAGCCAGAATAAAGAGATTTTTATTGGTGGTGCTGATGTGACTGTGGATAACGGTATGCATGCTGTGGCCACGGCTACTGGCACAGTTCAGTTGATGCCTGGTGATGAGTTGTATGCGATTACTTCGCAGACTGGTTGCAATCTAAGAATTTTGGTGGTGCGCTAATGCCGTATTTCATTGCTAAGAACCGTGTCGGTTGCGAGTCGGGTTGGGCTGTTGTTGATGACACCGGTGACTTGGTTGCCTGCCATGAGAGCAAGCAGGGCGCGATTGATAACGCTGTGGCTTTGAGCATTGCCACGGATGAACCGTTTGAGGGCGAACGCGCAGCTGTGGGCAGTTTGCTTGTTGGTGATTATGTCACTTGGGAAGTTGATGGCGAAACCAAGACCGGTGAGATTTATTCGGTTGAAGGTGAAACGGCTCAAGTCAAGATTTATGAAGACATGGGCGGCTTCTTTGTTGAATCTGTTCTTATCAGCACTGTGCCTGTTGCCGACTTGACTCGTATTGCTGAACCCGAAATGTTTGGCGATGAAGATGAACCTGATGACGAAGACCGTTGGTCTAAGTTGGCTAAGTTGCTAATTGCTAGAATTGAACCAGAGCAAGAGAGAGATGCTATGAGTGTTGATGTTCGTTCTAAGTGGGTTGATGTTGCTCACAGAATCAAGGCGCAGATTGAGGGCGGCACTGTTGAGGGTCGTTCTAAGGGTGAGCCTGAGCAGCGTGTCAATGTTGCCGATTTCGAGGTTCGTGAAACACCTGCTGGCATGACCTTTACTGGTTACGCCGCCGTGTTCAACAGCGACTCTGTGCCATTGCCGTTCACTGAGCGCATTGCGCCTGGTGCGTTCAAGCGTTCTTTGCAGTCACGCAACGAGGTCAAGTTATTGTGGAATCACGATGCTGGTGAGCCGTTGGCTTCGGTTCGTGGTGGCACTCTAAAACTGACTGAGGATGAGCGTGGCTTGAAGGTCGAAGCGACTCTCGCCAACACCAACCGTGGCCGAGATGTCAGTGAGCTCATCAGGTCAAAGACCGTGGACAGCATGAGCTTTGGATTTTCGGTTATCAAGGATTCTTGGTCGGGCGATGTGCGAACCCTACAAGCCGTCAGACTTTTCGAGGTGTCAATCGTAAGTGCGCCTGCATATGAAGCAACTGCTGGCACAGTGGCAGTCAGATCAACCACTGGCATTGATGCCGACCAGTTGGCTGATGCGCTGATGCGTTTGGAATCAGGCGAAGACCTAGACCCGACACAGGCAACACTCATCACCGATGTTGTGTCGAAACTGACCAAGACTGAAGAAGTGCAAGAAGTTCAGGGTGACATTCTTGCCTTGAAGAAGAAGAAACTCGACCTGCTACTAAAGGAAATCTAATGCCAACCAAAGAAGAACTAGAAACCGCAATCAAAGTGATCAACGAGATTGCTGGTTCACCTGACAGTGGTGTTATTGCCGAATTGGTGAATGACATTCGCAAGGCATCAGCACCGGCCAAAGAAGTTCGTGTGACTGAGGCAAAAGAAACTCGTTAAGTCTGAGTTCTTTACCCTGCTGGTTTTCTTACCCTTTACCAGCAGGGTTTTCTTTTACGCCGTTATATTGCGTTGACTAAACTTATTCACAGGTTCAGCGTTAGCGCGGCCACCTGTTCTGTGTTATTCACGGCAGACAATTCATCTAACCTAATTGAAAGGAAATCATGTCTGATTTCATCAAGGGTCAGGCTGAAGTTCGCAACAACCTAATCGCACAAATGCGTGAGGTTTTGGATGACGCTGAGAAGCGTGGCGGACTTACTGCTGAGGACTCACAAAAGATTGACCGTATCGAAGCTGACATTGCTCAGCGCGATGCTGCTATTGCTACTGCTCAGAAGGTCGCACAGCGTTCGGCTGAGGCTGAGGCTGCTGCTGGCGCGTTTGCACCAGAAGTTGCACCTGCTTCTTCGGATGCAGATGTTCTTCGTGCGATTGCTCGTGGCGAAACTCGTGGACACGAGTTCATGCGCGAAACTCGCGCACCTCTAGCACCAACCGCAAACACCGTTCCAACCTCGTTCTATGACCAGGTGTTCCAGATTGCAACTCAGGTTGGCCCAATCCTAACCACATCAGAGGTTTTCAACACGGCCAGCGGCGAAAATTTGATTTTGCCTACTGTTACCGCGATTTCTACTTCTGGTTCTGTTGCGACTGCTGGCACTATTTCAGAGTCGAACCCAACCTTCTCATCAATCACTCTTGGCGCTGTCAAGTATGGTGCGATCGTGAATGTTGCTAACGAGTTGGTGACCGATGCTGGTTTCAACATCACCGGTTACATTGCACAGCAGCTCGGAACTTCACTCGGTGTGCAGACTAACACTGCACTAACCGACAAGTTGGTTGCTGCTGCTGGTTCAGTTGTCACTGGTGGCACTGGAACGAGCGGAAGTTTCACTTACGAGAACCTGATCGATTTGGTCTACGGTATCGAATCGGGGGCTAGAACCCTCCCAGGCCTCGGCTTCATGATGGCTAAGAGCGGTCTTGCTGCTGCTCGTAAGCTGAAGGATGGCGCAGGAAACTACATCTGGCTAGACAACGCAGTAAACGGTCAGCCTGCACAGTTGCTTGGTTACCCTGTTTACGAGAACCCTGCAATTCCTGCTGTTGCTACCGGTGCGAAGTCTGTTCTATTCGGACACCTTCCATCATTCAAGGCTCGTGTTGCTGGCGGCGTTCAGGTTGCATCGTCAACCGACTTCGCGTTCAACACCGATGTCACCGCATACCGCGGATTGATTCGTGTTGACGGTGGACTAACCCACGCATCACACATCGGATTCTTCAAGGGTGGCGCAAGCTAATCTCGAAGTTCTAAACTGGAAGACCCTCAGAGCGCGTAGACTCTGGGGGTTTTCCTTTTAAGTTGCTATTGTTTTACCATCTACGAAAGGGTAATGATGGAATTTGTTTATGAAACATCAGTGGCCGTTGACTCAGGCCAACTCTCAATCGCTGACCCTTGTTACTGGGATAGCGAGAAATTGGCTTATGAGAAATTGCTTGATGCTTGGGATAAGCCTGGTCAAGAGCAGAGTCTTTTGGAGTTAGGTCATTTGCCTGCTTCGGATGCGAACATGGCTGCTGTTTTTACTATCCCA